CAACCTGTATTACGTTTGTTAAAAGGTTTTACCTATATTTTTGATCAAAATGATCCTTCAAACGAATATTTTCCTAATTTAGAGGGACAAGAACCTAATATTCATCCATTAATTATTTCAGCAGATGACGCAAATGGACATTTAGGTGAAGGTACAATGTTTGAAGAAATTATTTATGTAATCAATAATGATCAAGTAAGCGGTCCAGATGAATACGCAAGAAAATTTGGAGCTGCTAGTTACAGGCATGTACAAGTTATAGTTAAGAATACATTTCCTGCTGAATTATATTATTACTCATACAATACCTTAAATATGGGCAATTATTTAAATGTTGATAACATTAATGATGCTTTTGAAAGGGCAGCTAATGGTGACATTATTCCTTTAGTATCAACAAATAATTTAGGTAGAGTAGATAACAGCTGGAATGAATTGTACATTAACAACATCACAAGTACTAACATTACTGCAACAAATTTATCCGCAGAGAGTATTACTATAGAAGATGTTACTGCAACAAATTTATCCGCAGAGAGTATTACTATAGAAGATGTTACTGCAACAAATTTATCCGCAGAGAGTATTACTATAGAAGATGTTACTGCACAATCAATTCTTCCAGATATTACTAACACATATGATATAGGATCCACTGAAAAGGTTTGGAACAACCTTTTCAGTAATAATATTACTGTTTATGGAAATATTATACCATCTGGATTAAACAACACAATAGGTAATTCTACTGATGTTTGGAATACAATATATGCATCTGTTTTTAATGGTACTGCTCTAAATGCACAATATGCCGACTTAGCAGAAAATTATATAGCAGATGAGTGTTATGAAGCCGGAACTGTTGTTATTTTTGGAGGTGCTAAAGAAGTAACTACAACTAATATCAAAAATGATACAAGAGTAGCAGGTGTTGTATCTGCCGACCCTGCTTATTTAATGAATTCTAATTGTAAAGGAGACAACATAGTTCCAATAGCATTACAAGGTAGAGTATTTGTAAAAGTAGTTGGAGTTGTGCAAAAAGGAGATCTATTAGTATCAGCAGCTCAAAACGGATACTGCATAGTAAATAATAAACCTCCTGTAGGTTCAGTGATAGGCAAATCTTTAGACAATAAAATTAATAGCTCTGCTGGTTTAATTGAAATTGTAGTTGGTAGAGATTAAATATTTTCTTTTAATAAAATTTTTAATTTTTTTCTTAGAGAAAAAATTTTTTCTCTAGAAGAGTTAAGCATTGTACTATTAAAAATATCATACAATCCAAGTTTATGATTATTCTCTAAATTTGCTACTTCTTTTTTTAATTCTTTTAGCAAAATATTGCATTTATTTTTAATTTCTTTATTAGAAACTAGGTTTATTTTAGTTTGGATAAATTGAAAATCTCTTTGAACTTTTTTACTTTGGTATAGAGCTGGTAGCATTATTATTTCCTGATTTTACGATAATAAAATTATCTTGATTATTAGGATCTCCTGACGAAACTTCAGATAACGAACCATTATCTTCTAGACTAACGAGTTGATATGGCATCATGCTATCTACATCGAAAACCGCACCTTCTTTTATTTCTGCCTCAAAGATTTCACCGTTTGTTATATTAATCCACCGCACTTTAAATTTACCATTGTTAACAAAAAAGCTTTTTGTTTTTTCTTTGTGCATTATCATGTCTGTAGCACAATTAGATCGTGTAAAAACTAAAATTTTTCCGGAGAATTGTTCTTTCCTAGCCCAGTGTATTTCATATCCCCAGCTATATTGAGTAACTTTATCATCTGTCATAATTATTTTTTATATTAAATGCATAACTTGAATAATTGTTTTAAGCTTATGCTTATTGATTTTGTTTGAAAGAGTATTTTTTAAGCCATTATGCAAAGGAAGAGGCCATTTTCCAAATTCAACCCATGCATAACCACTATGTTCTTCGTTTAATTTAGGAATAAATTCATTTTCTACAACACATAAGTAAGTATGAAATAGAAATTTTTCATCGTTACTAATAAATGTTTCAAGTGGAATTGATTTAAGTATCTCAGTAGCACCAATTTCTTCTACAATTTCTCTTTGTAGAGCAGTCCAAGGAGTTTCAGTTTCTTCATTCATACCGCCTACTAGACCCCAAAGATGATGCTGCTTGCTTTTTTCTCTATATAAAAATAAAAATCTTTTTGAGATTAGACTGTAAATCAGTGCTCCACTACAAATTATTTCTTTCATAAAATTAATTATGCTAGAAAACAATTCTCCATGTTCCTATTGGATACTCACCTTCGTATGCTAGTAACCAATCACCCTTTTCCCATTTATACTGGACACCAGTATTTAAATTTGTTGTGTAAATTATGCTATCAGTACTGTTTTTAGAATCAAAAATTACAACCCAGTTTGTTCCGTTCCATTCTATAATATCATTAGCATTTGCTACAAAATCTGTATTGTCATTATTTTTCCATGCATCTGCTCCATCTATATTGTCTGCTGAGCCAATTCCTTCATTTAATAATAACAATCTTAAACCAGGTGTTTTAATATCTGTTGGATTTGTTTTAACAGGATCTATTATGTAATTTATAGATGTTGCTCCTGCTAGAATAGTATCACTAGGTAGTGTATCTATATCCCATACTACATTCATTATAGTTGGATCTTGCGTGTCTAACGACATTTTTCCAATTATTTCATAATCATTATCTTTTCTTTGCAATCTTACTTCACTAATACCATCTTCAAATTCTTCTTTAGAAGCTGTAAAAATATCATACCAAAAAGTTCCTGTAGTTTTACCAAATTGATATAGTTCTATTTTATCTTGATAAACATACAAATCATAATTGTGATAGGTAGTAACTTGTACACTATCTACATCCTTTTTAAACATAGTTGATGATTCTTGCTTAATTCTTACAACATTGCCATCTTCGTCTAATTTAATTTTATTCCTAATATCTGCTGATACAATATTTGTAATATAGGCTTGCATTTGAGGTACCGTCATATCAAATTCAACATTACCAGCTTGTTCATTATATATACTTGTAATTATAGAAGTAATTATACCTAATGTTTTTACTTTTACAGGAGCAGTAATCCATATTGGAATAGAAAAAGACAATGAGGCGATATCAATATCATCTCCTGTAGATGATCCAGTAACTTGATTTGAATAGCTAATGCTATCTAAATTCACAATTGTTAAACTGGTCCAATCTATAAAATTATCACTTTTTTGTATTTCTAAAGTCGGATTAAACAAAACCAACAATTGTTCTAAAACTTGTAACTTTTGATCGGTATTCGTTGTCCATATATCTAAATTAATCCGTAATATATATGGAGTAGGCATCAGTCTTTCAACAGTATAATTTTTTCCTCTTGTTGCTAAGTATTCGTTCTTTACAGGATCAAATTGTCGCTCAGTAACATTGATTTTACTTACAAAACTGTAATCAGAAGTTCTAGATCTATCTTGTTCAAGTCCAGTTATATAAACCGACATTCTCGGAGCACTTGGAAATTTATTTTCAGAATTGTCATTTAAAATAGACGCAACTTCTTTTGAAAGATTTCCATACAATACTGGAATTCGTCTTAATTCTCCGTCTACATCTCTGATATTAAAATTACTAAAAAGTCTTATAGCTTGGGTTACGTATTTTCTAACTTGCCCATCATAAAAATATTGCATAATTTATTCTCAAGGATTATCTACTTTAGGCCGTAATGCTTCATTTATTCCTTGGCGTTCTTCAATAATCTCGCCATCAATAACTGTTTGGTTTTTGTTATTTATAAATGAAGTTACTAGGGTATTTCTTTCATCGGTGTTAGTTAGAGTATGTCTAACCGCATCCTCTATTTTACGCCATCGTGTTCCATCAAATCTAAACAATCTGTTTGGAATAAAATCAGTTCGTAAAAAATAATCTCCAGCTTCATTAAGTTCTGGAAATGCATCTCCGAACCCAAAAATTTCACCATTTGGGGGTATCCCATCTCCTAATAGATAACCTACATAACCTGTTCTTTCAGGTGTTTGCATAATTCTATCAGCTAGTTCTCCCGAACTTGCATCAAGTGTAGTACTATCCACAGTAACTATCTCTACATTACCTAACGCATCTCTTTGAATAGACCAAAAATGCCGTGTTTCGAATCCACTTTTATGTGCATCGTATTCTGCTTGGGCAATAATTGCATCATTTACTGCTATTTCTTTTTCGTAATTAGACATTAAGTCGCGTAAAGAACCTTCTGCAGGAACATCTTCGTCTACAGGTAAAGTAAAAATATCATTGTATTCTTGACTATCAAATATTTGTCTACATTTTAATCTGTATAAATGTGGATACCATGTTGGACTATATCCTTCTGACGCTCTACTAACTTCTTCAACAACGTAATACTTTTTCAAAGCAGTATTTAAATCATTCAGCGCATATTCGTCTCTTAGGTGAGGTAATTCTAATACATCACCAGCAATCAGCTTTCTTCCAATAGTTTTTACTGTGCTTCTAATATGGATTGTAATAAAAATAGTATCATTATTTAAAAAAAGTCCAAATTGAGTTAGATTAAAATCAATATCCTGTACATTATAAATACCTCTAAACGTATAGATGTCTGGTTCGTATTTTTTATCTCTATTTTCTAAAAATAATAAATCTTGTATACTTACACTTGCAGGATCAAAAATATCTGCACCTGCAGGTGTTGCCGGTGTTACAGCATCTCCTTCAGGCGTTTTAGGTCCTAAATATTTGTGTACATTTATATCAGTTCCACCAATAGTAAACATTTCAAATATTCTTGCATCTATAAATTCAGAGTCTTTACCTTTTTCAGGTTTATATAAAGAAAGTCTTGGCATATGTATATTTAGTTAAAGATAAATATTAAAGGAGATATTATAATGGCAGGAAATACAACAAAAAAACAAGATGTTTTTACTTACATTCATACAATGTTAGGCGGTGGAATGATAGATGTTGAGTTAGATCCTCAACATTACGAAACGGCTTTATCTAAAGCATTATCACGATTTAGGCAAAGATCTGAAAATAGTATCGAAAAAGGATATTTTTTTATGCCAACAATAATTGATCAAAACGCATATGTACTACCTCCAGAAATTGTGGAAGTGAAAAAAATTTTTAGAAGAAGTATAGGTTCACGAACTGGTGGCGGTGATGGTGGAAGTTTATACGAACCTTTCAATTTAGCTTATACAAATACATATTTGTTAGCTAGTTCTAATTTAGGTGGTCTTGCAACTTATGATATGTTTTCGCAGTATCAAGAGTTAGTAGGTAGAATGTTTGGATCCTTCATAGAATTTAATTGGAGTAGAACAACACACACTATAACAATTCTACAAAGACCGCAAGCAGAAGAAACATTACTTTTAGAATGTTACAATTATAGACCAGATGAACAATTACTCGACGATTATATGGCAAAAAATTGGATTAGAGATTATTCATTAGCTTTGTGTAAAATGATGCTAGGCGAAGCTAGATCTAAGTTTGCAACAATAGCTGGTCCACAAGGTGGAGGACAATTAAACGGAGATACTCTTAAAAATGAAGCACAACAAGAAATGGAAAAATTAGAGCAAGAAATTGCAACTGCTATTCCTGGAGGTTCAGGATACGGTTTTATTATTGGATAAATTCAAAAATCAGGTAATAAATCACCTTGCTTCCATTTAACTCCTTCGCGTTGCAGTATACGTTGACAATTTGCACAAATTGTTTTTAAATTTGTAATTCTACAATTATCTAAATTACCATCAATGTGATAAACATTAAATTGCTCTGCATATGTACTCTGAAATCTACATTTTTCGCAGAATTTTTTCTTTTCATAACCGGCTAATTTCCATTTTGGAATTCCTACACCTGTTTGATTATATTTCAAACAAATTTCACATTTTTTCCTATAGTAAATTTTACCATTTTTTTTATAATTTACAGCCGCAGGTCGCTGACGGCAAATGCACAATGGTCTCATAAATTTATTTATGTCACCTTTTACGCCCCTTTTTCATGCAGTTCTAATAATATTTTTTTCAACAAAATACATAAATACTTGTAGAAAAGACATATATTAACATGAGGAGTTCTTGAAATGGCTTTATTATCACCAGGAGTTCAAGTAAGCGTTGTAGATGAAAGTTTTTATGTACCAGCAGAGCCAGGTACACTTCCTATGATTTTCATTGCTACAGCTGAAAATAAATTAAATGGGGCAGGTTCAGGTACTGCCGAGGGTACACTATCTGCAAATGCCGGAGTGCCATATCTTATTACATCTCAAAGAGATTTAGTAGATACATTTGGCGATCCGATATTTAAGGTAGACAACAATAACACACCTATCCATGGAAGTGAATTAAATGAGTATGGACTACAGGCTGCTTATTCATTTTTAGGAGTTTCTAATCGAGCATTTGTGACTAGAGCAAACATTGATTTAAATCAGCTCGAGCCTAAAATTTCTGCACCAGGAGAAGACCCAACAGATGGATCATATTGGTTAGATTCAAGCAAAACAGTTTACGGAATACAAGAATGGAATAGTGATGCAATTATTGCAGGAGGACAAGTATTTACAAATAAAGTTCCAACAATAATTACTGATCCTAATGATGTTGATTCTGACAACAATCCGAAAAATGCGATAGGATCAGTTGGTTCTTATGCTGTAGTTAATACAACAACTTTAATTAAAGTATATTATAGATCAGCAGCAGGATGGCATCAAGTAGGAAGCGAAGCGTGGAGAAAAAGTTGGCCAACAATTACTTCGGGAAATGTCAATGTACCTTTAACAGAAGCAGGACAATTTGTCATAGATGGAGCCGCTATACAATTACAAAATGGCGATACACTTGCTTCATTAAGAGATGGAATAAATGGATTAAATTTAGCTTACCTATCAGCAGACACAGCTAATGGTAGATTGAACATTTATACAAATGGAACAAGTCCTATTGTAATTACAGGAGATGCAGCAATATTAACAGCTTATGCAATTGATGCAGATAGTTATTATCCTCCTACTGTTCATGTAGGACCACATACTTCAATACCAACGTTTAAACAATCAGATATTAATCCAAGACCAACTGGATCGATATGGTTAAAAACATCTACACCAAATTCAGGAGCAAAATTTGTTGTAAATAAATGGTTAGATGATCTTGGTAGTTGGGAAACAACAAATCCAAATGTTTACAGTTCATTTGTAGCAGCATTATATTACATGGATAAAGCAGGCGGAGGATCTAATCTACTAACTGGCGAATTATTTGTTCATTCAAATACAGGTTATGATGATCCTGCATTAGCAAATTTTAAGATTTATAGAAGATGGAATATTGGTCAAACTACGATTACATCTAAGGCAGTAACAGCAGGAACATTGCCTGCTCAATTATATACTTTTACTATAATGTCAAGCCAAGCCGCAAATATCAATATGACAGCAGCTATACCTGTCAATGTAACAACTCAAGGAGATGCAGGAGATTCTTTACTTGTTGCGGAAGCTATTAATAACTCTGCTATACCTAACGTAGAAGCTTCAGTAGACGCAAATAACAAAGTTGTAATTAAACATCAACTAGGTGGCGAGATGCAACTAGAAGATACAACTGGATCTTTATTAACATTACTTGGCCTAACTCCTGCTTTAGAAGGCAACCTTTCTTATGTAGAAAATTCAAACGATACACAATTGAGGGCAAGTTTATGGCGACCATTAACATATGATGCAAGTGATTCACCTATTATTAATAGTTATAGAAATGGTGTACTTTGGTATAATGCAGTTGTAGATGATGTAGACATATTAGTCCACAATGGAAGTGCGTTTGTAGGCTTTAGGTATGATGGTAGCGGTCAAATGGCTGCAAGTCCATATTATAATGTAGATGAAACTTTAATGACAGATCCAAATGGAGTCATTGTTGCAGCAAGTTTACCAGAAACACAATCAGATGATACACCTCTAGTAACTGGAGATGTTTGGTTAGACACTAGCGATTTAGATAATTATCCTAAATTATATAAATTTAATGCAGCTAGAACAGACTTACCATTAGATCAAAGATGGGAACTTGTAGATACAGGTGATCAAACAACTGAAGATGGAATAGTATTTGCAGATGCAAGATATAATACAACAGGTGCTTCAAGTGACGAACCTGGATTGATGTCTGATTTAATAGCTTCAGATTATGTAGATCCTGACTCTCCAGACCCTGCAATTTATCCTAAAGGTATGATGCTGTTTAATCTTAGGAGAAGTGGATTTAATGTTAAAAAATATGTTAAAAATTATATAAATTTAGCTGAAGTAAACACAAGATACAACGACCAAAAAATGAATGATGATACAATTGGCGTATATCATACAGATAGATGGGTAACTGAGTCAGGAAATCAAGAAGACGGAAGTGGATCTTTTGGATATAAAGCTCAGAGAAAAGTAGTTGTTCAAGCTTTGCAAGCTATGGTTAATAGTAATCAAGACATTCGAGAAAAAGAAAGTAGAAGATTTAACCTAATGGCTTGCCCAGGTTATCCGGAACTTATTGGAGAAATGGTATCATTAAATTATGATAGAGATGTAAGCTCATTTATTGTTGGAGACACACCATTTAGATTAGAAGCTAACGGAACAAAATTAAACAATTGGGCAAATAATGTTAATTTAGCTACAGAAGATAATGATAAAGGTGTTACAACTTCAGATCCGTATGTAGCAATGTTTTATCCAAGTGGATTTACAAGCGATAATTTTGGAAATAATGTAATGGTACCTGCCAGTCATATGATGTTACGAACAATCGCATTAAGTGACCAAGTTGCTTATCCATGGTTTTCTCCTGCAGGTACAAGAAGAGGAAATATTACAAATGCTTCTTCAGTAGGATTTTTAAATGCTGAAAATGAATTTCAACCTGTTGTTTTAAATGACGGAATTAGAGATACACTTTATTCAAACAATATTAATCCAATTACATTTATTACAGGAGCAGGATTAGTAAACTTTGGTCAAAAAACAAGACAATTAGGTACAAGTAGTTTGGATAGGATAAATGTTGCAAGACTTGTAATTTATTTAAGAAGTCAATTAAATAGGCTAGCAAAACCTTATATCTTTGAAGCAAACGATAGATTTACAAGAGCAGAAATTCAAAATGCATGTGAAACATTGTTACAAGAATTAGTTACGCTAAGAGCAATTTATGATTTTATAGTAGTATGTGATTCAAGTAACAATACACCTGCTAGAATCGATAGAAGCGAGCTATATATAGATGTAGCAGTTGAACCAGTAAAAGCAATAGAATTTATTTACATTCCAATGAGATTGAAAAATACAGGCGAAATTGCTGGACTATAATAACAAAAAGGAGAT